ATCAATATGAGATCCCATTTCTTTTCCAGTTGAATATTTGGCTATTGATATTGGTGTTAAATATCCTAAATCTATATTATGTTCATTTGCATAATCTTTAGAAGAGTTAACTATTGCATTACGAACTCTTTTATTTATCGATATAAGTCTTTCATTAGTTTCATCAATTATAGAAGGATTAATAATTTTTTGATACCCGAAATCGTATGAGTCATCACTTGCCTTCCACTCTTTCCATTTTGTTATAGATGTTGATGAGTTTAACAAACTGTCTGTTTCTTCTATGTCTTTTATTAAAGCATAAGGATTTTTAATAACATCCTCATAGTAGTGTATCTTATCAAACTTAGTTATCTTCATCTTTAAATCCAAACATGATTGCCGATATCTTACTTCCTGCTGTAATTAAACTAGGCAAATGGCTATATGGTTCAACAGATGGGTATATCAAAATACTTCCAGCACTAAGTTTTAATGTTAAATTTTGTTTATCAAATATCATTTCTCCTCCAGAATAGTTATCATTCAAGGTAATAATAACTGTTATATATGGGGAACTGTGCTCTCCACTAGAATCGGTATGTGGTCCTAAATGTTTTCCTGGATAAGATTTATGTATAATCATGTCTGTAAATCTTTTTATTTTTATATTATTTTTTATTTCATAATTATTAATACAATCTTTTAATACATCCTGTATATCTGATATATCAAACTTTTTATATTCAGTAAATTCGTAAGTATTTAATTCGTGTATTTGATTACCATTAGTTTCTTTTGTTGGGTAAAAAATCCATGGTTCTTTTGAACTATCTATTTTATCTACAACATCTTGAGGATTTTTAATAATATTTTTATAATAAAATAGTTTTTCATTTATATATAAATCATCGTTACTTTTTTCTTCTTTAGTTTCTTTTATAGTGTCATCCCACCAAGAGACAATTGTATAACGTGTTTTATTTTTTACTTTATTTACACCATGTATATTTGTATGATCTCCTGGAAAAGTAACTATAGATCCAGCACTTGGCTTTATTACAATATTATGTTGAGGAAAAAACAATTCTCCACCCTCATAGTCATCGTTTAAATAAAGAATTACTGTATATTTATTAGTACTATTTTTATTTAAGTTTCCATCTATATCGCTAATATCAGAATGTACATCAACCATTCCACCAACATCCCATTTTTGAGCATGGTAGGTAACTCCATTAAATTTTTTATTAAATGTTTTTTCTACTATATCTTTAAACCTATTATTAATAGTTTCAAAAATATTTTTTTCTAAACCATTACTTTCTAGTCCTTTATCATTAAATGATAGTGGCATTCCATAGCATTTTGCAAAAGAGTCGTTAAACACCATCCATTTTTGTGGTTGAGAATCAAAATATTTTATAATTAACTCAGATTCTTTTTTAGAAATAAAATTATTAATTTCAACAATATCATCTTTATGATATGTTGTATTAGACATAATATTCCAATCTATTAAGCAAGTTGGTTACCTTTAGCCCATTCCTCTTTTTGTAATGCTTGCTCTTCTCTAATATGTTTAATTTCTTCGTCCCAAGCATTTAATGTTTCTTCACTGTATTCTGCGTCTGCATAATCCCAAAAAGAAACCATGGTGTATCTTGTTCCCTCTGTAATTTCTTTTACTCCATGAATATTTTCGTGACCACCAGGAAACATTATAAATGAATAAATAGGTGGCTTAAATTCTAAATTATGTTGTGGAAAGTATAATTCTCCACCATTGTAGTCATCATTTAAATACAAAATTCCAACATACTTATTAATATGAAATGCGTTAGGATTTCCTTCATGATCAGAGTTATCTGAATGTGGTGCAGCAAATCCACCAACTTTCCACTTTTGTGCATGAGATGTGTTTGGCTTTAATTCTCTTTCAAAAAACATTTCACATGCTTCTTTAAATCTATTTTTTAAATTATCAAAAAATTTAGGATCTAGCCCTAATTCAATAAGTCTTTGATCATGTGGTGCTAACCCCATACCAAGAGAATTATAAAAAGCAATATCTCCCCAAATTTGTGCTTGAGACTCAAAATATTTAATCATTGACTTTGCTTCTTGTTCTGTAACAAAGTTATCTAATCTTGCAATATCTTCTTTATAAAACTCTAGGCTGCTTTTATTTAAAGTCATATTTCTTCATATCCCTTTCTATTCTTTCTTCTTCCATTTTACCCCATAATTCTTCTCCGTATTTTTCTTTACCCTCGTGCCATTCTTTAGACCCTGGGTCAAAAAATTTATAGAAACATCTTATCAAATATCTATCATTTCCTTTTATCTTTTTTACTCCATGTAGGTATGGATTATCTTCAGACAAGAAGTCTGGGTGTCCCGAAGGAAATACTAAAACATCTCCAGCAACAGGTTTATAATCTATATAGTCTTTACCTACTTTAAAACTTATTTCTCCACCTTCATAGTCATCATTTAAGTACATTGTACAAGTTAGTCCAAACTTGTACCCAGGAACTCCTTTCATCCAAGGGACGTAATCTGTATGCCTTGACATGCTCATTCCACTTCCAACCCTACCTTCTTCTTTTTCATCTGGAGTATATCTAGAAAAAGATGGCCCCATCAATTGCCAATCTTCTGGAACTTCTAACTTGTATTCATTTAAAAAATTAAACGTACTATCAAAAAATGCTTTTTTAACTAAATCTAAATATTTAATTTCTTTTATTAATTTTTCATCTTTAGTATTAGAGTTTATAATATCGTTATCTATTTGATAAACGTAGGTTCCAAAAAAACTCCACGGTCTCCAATCTTTAAAAAGATAAGAAGTGTTTGGATCATTTTCTGATTCTTTTAGTATACTTACTAACTCTTCTACGTTTGGTAATAGGTTTTTATAAACATGTATTTTAGGAAATAGTTTGATAAATTCCATCTTAGTCTTTCTGTCCCACTATAGTCCAAAAAAATGGAAGGGTATATCTTGTTCCAGATGTTACTTCTCTTACTCCGTGTATAAAATTCTTATCTCCTGGAAAAAAGTATGCTGCACCTGCTTTAGGTTTAAACTCAATACCATGTTGTGGGAAATAAAGTTCTCCCCCTTCATAATCATCATTAAGATACATTAATCCAGCAATGTCGTAGTAAGGAAAGTTATTTGGCTTTCCACTATTTTCTCCTTCATGCAATTCTTTATCTGCATGTGGTAACTGATAATTTCCTGGAAACCATCTTACAAAAGCAGGAAATGTTGGAACAGCATTAACGTTAAGATGAGAGTCAACTTTCTCTTTAAACCTTACTAATAGTTCTACAATTTTATTTCTTACAATATTTTCTGAGTCTTGTTGAGATATTTCTTTTTGATTTGCTACCCTATTAGCCCAAAAACTAGCATCATAAATCATAACTCCGTCTTCATCATAAACACTTTCATCTTTGTGCCAGTTATCTAAATTAACTGCAAAATTATATAACAAATCTAATTCTTCTTTTGTCATAAAGTTTTCTAAACTTACAATATTATTTTTGGATGTTCCAAAAAATCCAGATGGGGTTATAGAGACCCTTTTATCATTCATATTTTCCATTAATTTTTCTAATTCTTGTGTATTCATAATTTTATTTTACCATAGACTTATTCATATGATCTTCTATGCCAGTCTACATTTTTATATACCCCGCCATCAGGTACTCTATATTTAGCAGCATTATCAATATTTTTTTGAGGAATAGACATAGGGTCTTCAACAATTATAGAAGAAGTCCAGTTTTCTCTTTTAAACGGAAATACCTGAACAAATGGGGTTCCTTTAGGAATGATTCCAGTCCATCCTTCTCTTATAAAAAATGGAAGATTTCCACTTAAGTTAACCACATCATTATCAATGATTCCAGATGTATTTATAAAAGGTAAATCAAACCTATTAATTGGAGTTGTATATAAAGCACTGTATCCTTCTGGCAATGATACTCCCCAATCGATAAACCATGCAAAGTGATCTAAATAATAACCATCTGGTTGATAAAACCCAGTCATAGGACCTCTTTCACTACAAAAACTTTTATTTTTTTCATCATTTATTTTATGACGAATATCTCCCTGCTCATCTAAATAAAACTCTATATCACATGGAGTATATATAAAATAACCACTTATCATTGCATCCATAAATGGCATACATGCTTTCCAACTAGCAATTTTTCCACCATCTTTGTCCTGATAGTATTCTTTAGTATCTGGATTAGTTATAAATCTTTCTGCTTTTGTATACCATTCTGGCAAAGACTTAGATGCTGATGAAGGCTTAGTGTTAGTTCTTTCACTTTGCCAAAATCTATTTGTTATAAACTTTATCTCTTTACTATCCATTATTATTCCTATTGTCGTTTATTATTAGTTTTAATGATTTTACTTCATGTTCACCAATTTGAACATCATTATGATCAGTAGCATTTCTATACCAGTTAGTCCATTCCCCTTTTTTGTTAAGTTCATAGGCTACCTTTCCTCTTTCTTCATTATCTTTATACCATTTCTCATCCATATCAAAATTATTTAAATTTAATTCTATATTTGACATATCTGTTAAAGATATAGGTACAAGTGTTGCGAATGGCTCACCTGCTTTAATTGTTATAACTCTATCTGGCTTTAATATTTTTATAGCAGAAGGAAATTCTTGATCAAAAAATGAGGTACTAATTATACTAGTAAAAGTTTGATATGAATCATTAAACATGTTTGGAACTGGCATATGTAAAAAACTAATATTTTTATTTGATCTTATCACTATTCCAGTCTTAAAACTAACTGTTGCATTGGCTCTAGAATTATATACAAACTCTTCTCCAGATAATATTTTTACATGTTCTACAGATTCATTACTAATTCCATCCCAAACAAAACTAACATCTACTGGCAAAGATAGTTCATAACCTATTGTATTTGCTAAACTTATTGGAAAGCATTTATATGCATGCTTTTCTCCAGTATCTTCCATCCAATTTCTTTTAATTCTAGTTTGTTTAATATTTACAGATTGACTTTGACAATAAACTTCTATGGTAGACATTAGTCTTCCGTATTATTATAAATTTCTGGTGTATGATACTTAGCACTATAATCTAACATAGTAACTAGAGAGTATTTAATACCAGAGGTTACTTTTTCTGCAACATGTGGATACATATAATTAGAAGGAAATACATACATATCTCCAGCCTTTGGTTTAATTTTTAATCCTTGTAGTCTAAATGACAGTTCTCCACCTTCGTAATTATCATTTAAGTAACAAACCAACGAAACTGTGCAGTTATATGAATATCCATGATCATGGTGCTCCATAAAATGTTGGCCTTCACCATATCTAATAAAGTTAAAGGCTTCCCAGTATTTTAAATCCATAATGTTAAATCTAGATCTATAATGATCTACTGCTGCTGCTTTTCTATCATAACATTGTTGCCAAATTTTTGCTAATTCATTGTATGATTCTGATCCATCATCTGTTAGGTCTGATTTTTTATATTTAAAATCTACACAATCACGATAGTCTGGCATCACTTGACCATATCCTACCTGTGCTACTATCCAGTTATATTCACTATTTGGGTTAGATAATACTTTTTCTAATCTATTGACTAAGTCTAAAGATTCTGGTAACACATCTCTATAAACATATATTCCATTACCCAAGTCTTCTACTTCTGACCATGATTGAACTATATTTTCTTCTCTTTGCATCATGATGACCTTTCTGTCAGATCTATAATATCATAAAGATAGTAGTTTAGCAAGAGCAGTCTTTGTTTTTTATATCCTGTATTTCTTTATTAAGTTCTTGTATAGAATTTACTAATATAGGGACTAACTTAGCATAATTAATTTTTAATTGTCCTTCATTAGAATCATCTACAAGTCCTAACCATTCAACATTATATTTTTCTTGAATTCTTTGAAAATCTTGAGCAATAAATCCTGCTTCTTCTAATCCTACTTTAGAGCCATCTCTCATATTCCATCTATATTTAACTGGTAATAAATCATTAATAAATTCTATGCCAATTGCTAATTTTTCAATACTTTCTTTATCACGTTCGTCTGATGGATAAAAATATGGTGGGAAGAACGGTGGGAAGAACGGTGGGAAAAATGGTGGGAAGAAAGGCACTGGTGAAGGCGTAACAGGATTACTTACCCCAGAAGGAGTAGATGTTGCAACTCCATTAGATAATGTAACGGTAAATGTATAAGATACTCCTGCTGTTAATCCATTGACAGTAATTGGTGAAGTTGAACCAGTTGCGGTTATTCCTCCAGGACTTGATATTGCTGTATATGTTGTTCCAGTAGGTTTTCCGAAGTATGATGGTGGGCTAAATGCAACTGTGGCACTTACAATTCCTGCAGTTGCAATACCAATTGTAGGTGTTCCTGGTTGTTTTCCACCACTATTTGATCCAATAATTAATGGCATTTTATACCTGCTTATTTCTACAAACTATATTTCCAGCAATAAATGCACTATGATCTTCTACAGATATAGCATATGTTACTTTTGGAGATTCATCTTTTGTTATTTCGGTAATTTCAAGGGGTACAAATTTATTATCTTTTTCACTATAAGACATTATCTTATTACCAATAGTTAATTCATTTGAGGTAATAAATTTCCAATTACCCCCGTCTTCTACTAGTACTGGTTGCTCTAAGGATACTCTTGTAGACTCATCATTATTAAATATTAAAGTTTGTTTAATAATTGGATAAACACTTTTAATTTTAGTTTTTACTAATGACATATCTTCAATATTTGAATGAGTCATAGCCCAAATATTTTGACCTACCTCTAATTCTTCTGCTCTTGCATGTTTAATAGAATCATTATCTCCAACTGTTTTAACTAATGTTTCTGCATAAATACATCCTGCAACGTGAATACTATTTACATAAAATCTTGGTGGGAAGAATGGTGGGAAGAATGGTGGGAAGAATGGTGGGAAGAATGGTGGGAAGAATGGTGGGAAGAATGGTGGAACAATTGCTGTTATTGAATTACTTGCTGCAGATTCTGGACCAAATCCTACTCCGTTAGATAATTTAACTTTAAAAGTATAAGCAGTTCCTCCAGTTAAACCAGTTACTGTTATTGGAGATGATGAACCTGTTCCTGTAAATGATCCAGGGGTTGAAGTTACTGTATAACTTGTTCCTGAAGGTTTTCCTAAATATGATGGGGCTGTAAAAGAAACTGTAGCATTTTGAATTCCTGCAGTTGCTGTCCCAATTGTTGGAGCACCTGGTAATCTTCCAGCATTTCCTCTAATTTTTTTAGACATGTTATGATACTAAGTCTCCTATCGCAACCCAAGTATCGGTTCCTCTTTTTATTAAAGTAGCAGATGCCCATTGACCTCTTAGTTTTAATCCAGGTGAACCATTAACTGTAACTCCAACACCACCAACAAGTGTAGTTTGACCAGATCCTATTTGTAATACTATAACTTGAGACCCAATTGGAACAGGCACCAAAGAATTTGGAGGAACTGTTACAGTGTTAGCAGAAGAATTATCTCTTTCAATCATCTTGCCTACATCTGATAAAACCAATGTATATGTAGCAGAACCAGTTTGAACATTTTGTGGAATTCTAATATCTGATGGTCCAATTGATGTTATTGTATCTAAAGTTGCACTAGTTGCAATTACACTTGTTGATTCTAATGATCCAATTTTTAATGTATCAAATGTAGCAGAACTAAAGTCTACTGTTGTAGATGGACTTGATGTAACATTGGAAAATAATTTCCATTTTCCAGAATCCGAAGCATCTTTAACTAATCCTGAATATTTTTCTCCAGAAGAATTATATTTAACAACTGTTCCTAAATCTACAGAGTTTCCAGAATTGTCGCTTGCCAATAATATTAAAGGATCTTTTACTGATAAATTTGCTGTACTAATAAAGGTTGTTGACCCACTGACTGTTAAATCTCCACTTACTGACAAATCTCCACCTACACTTAAATCATCTGTAATAGTTACATCATCTGGTAATCCAATGGTAATATTACCAACAGAAGCAGAAAGTGTAACTTCATTATTTGTTCCAGTAATACTTGTAACTGCATTTGTTTCTACGCTAGTTAATCTATCATTGATATTTTTAAAATGTGCATGTACGCTATCTGATGATGGTGCACCAGTTCCAGTATAATTATCTATTCCATAGTGATACAACTTAAAGGCCTCAACAACGTTAGCCTGATCAGTTAATGAAGGTATCTTTGTATCAAATTCGGTAGCCTCGTATCCAGAAGCATCACTTAAAAATTGTCCAGCCATTTTATCACCTTCCTAAATTATATCAGAACGTTGATAGTAATATTGAAATCAACAATTCCTACTAAATCTACTACCCCGCCACTTTGATCTTGCTCTGTAGCAATAATTTGAAATACCAAGGATCTACTTGAAGTAGTTACTAAACCTTTATTTACTACAGCAAAAGATACTGCCTTATCATGTTCTGGAGTTAATTGTACAGAAAAATTACTTGAAGTTAATGTTCCAGGGGCATCATTATATATGTCATTAACTGGTATGCTAACACTTACAGAGCCACTTACAAACGTTAAAGGCTCAATTACGCTATATGTAACTGGTTGAAATTTTAATACAGAACTCCACTCATTACCACTAGGTGTAACGTTGTATGAATATACTACTCCGTAGTCTGAACCAAAATCTGTTCTTAAATATAAATCTCCTACTATGGCTGGTTCGTTAACGAACACACCAGTATTAATATTTGGATCTCCTGCACCAGTATAGATTAAACTTCCTCTTTGTCCAGGGGCACCAACATCTAATCCTAATTCTATAACTTCGGGTGGGCCAAATACTGTAATTGATTCTGTTGAAACTACTGAATTAATAGCCATTACGAAACCCTATCGGTAACATCTTGAGTTACAGTTATTGTTCCAGTCAATAAAGTATATTTAGTTGAAGCACTAGTATCATGAATTTGAACATCATAAACATATGAGTTAGCAGATAATAAATCTCCTACCGCTGGTGTAATTTTACAAGTTAAACTAGATGATCCAGAAACTACGGTTCCAAATCCTATTTCTTCTCCAGAAGATCCTCTAGCAGTAGCAATTGTAAATAAATTTGAATCGTACTCTGTTAAGTTAAAAGTTGTACCATTTGCATTTTTAGGATAAACAATAAATTCAAAACTATCTCCACGATAGTAGTTAAAGTTGTATGTTGCTGGAAATGCCATATATACCCCTCACTATGCTGACAAGTCGCCTATGGCAACCCATGTATTAGCAGATCTTTGAATTAATACTGCTGATGACCATTGTGCACGAAGTTTTAATCCAGGAGTTCCATTAATAGTTACACCTAATCCTGGTGTTATGGTTGTTTGTCCAGTGTTTGTTTGCAATACTGTTAACTCGGTTCCAACTGGAAACGCTACAGAAGAATTTGGAGGTACCGTTAATGTATTTGCTGAACCAACATTCATTTCAACTATCTGATCTGCATTTGACAAAATTAATGTATAGTTTGCAGTTTCTGCATCAAATGTATTTAGTTTATCTGCTTTTGTTGCTAAGTTAATTCCTGTTAGTTGAGATCCATCACCAATAAATGCAGACGCATTTACGTTTCCTATAACGCTGGCTGAGCCCATAGCAACTGGGTCTAATATTCCTTCGTTAAATGCAATTGTTCCAGTTGGCTCAGATTCTACACTTGAGAAAAACTTCCAACGTCCATCTGTTGCGTCTTTTACTAATCCTGTGTGTGCGTAGGAACCGTCATTATAATTTCCTACAAATCCAATATCTACAAGGTTTGCACTTGAGTTACCAGCAAGATAAATCATAGGATCATCTACTTTAAATTCTGTTACGTTTACATATGCTGTTGATCCTGTTACTGTTATGTTTCCATCTACTTGTAAATTACCACTTAGTGTTCCACCTGTTTTTGGCAAATATGTTGTTGCTGCATTTGATTGTGTTAAGTATGTTGCTGACCCTGCGTCAATAGCACGTTGATTTGTAAAATATAATCCTGTACCTTCTGCTACATCTGTTGTGGTTAAAGAATCTGCATATGATACTGCGGCAGCAGAAGCACTAACTAGTCCTGCTGTTAAATTTAAAGCAATAATTTCTGAGTCTGTATAATTTGTGTTTGCAACCGAGGCGGTATTTATAATTCCAACTAATTCTGTTTCTGATAAAGATATATTATTATTTACTGTTGTTTCTAATGAACCTAGTTCTGAATCAAAGTATCCTATTAGTGCACCACTAGCACTTTCTACTCTATAATCTGTATACCATTGATTATTTACACTAGCACTATCAATATTTCCTAAAATTGTTGTTGCAAAGTTTGCATCGTCATTGAGGGCTGCTGCCAATTCGTTAAGGGTGTTTAAAGCACCTGGTGCTGCATCTATTACAGCATTAACTTGTGATGTTGCTTGGGATAAAGCATATGCTGAAGCACTTTGAACATAGGCTTGAGTAATTGCTTCTGATACAACTGCAAAAGTTGAACCATCATATCGATAAATTTTATTATTTGTAGTATTAATCCATAAGTCTGTTTCTTTTGGATCCAAAGGGGTATCTGGACCAATGATTATTGGTCTTCTTTTATTTGTAGATAATGTCATTTATACCTCTTTTAAATTATAACATAGATATGTATAATTTTACATACCCCCAAAATTATGAAATTCTATTTACATACCCTGAAATTGACACTACGTTTGTTGTTGCTGCAAAAGCCCGAACAACTAAAGAATTTTGCAATACTAATCCTGGAACTACTAGTACTAATCCAGATTCACCAGGTATATTTATTTCTATTTGATCTTTTTCAGCAGTACCACCAAATTCTACTGTAAGTTTAACTGTTGAGGAACTTGAGTTGTCTGCATATAACCATATTTCATCTAAACCAGATGTTCCTGATACTGCTGTATGAATAGTTGTTCCTGGAGTCGAGGTTGCAGCCACCAAAGTTGATGCACCATTTGTAGACCCAGATAATAAAACTTTTGAAAATGTTGGCATTTTTACCTCTCTTTTATTATATCATTTAATAATATTTTATACAACAAACGGATATCTTATTATTACTATTCCATTTGATCCAGCAGCACCAGATCCTCCACCATTTCCAGCACCACTTCTTAAAGAACTTCCAGAGTTTCCAGGAGTTGAACCACTACCATTATTAATAGTTTGTCCTAAACTTGAACCTCCTCCACCACCACCACCAGAAAGACCGTCAACACTGGGATTTAATCCAGCAGTTCCACCTAAAAATCCACCACCACCTCCACCAGATCCACTATGATCACCACCTGTTGCGGTAGCATTTTGTCCATTTGTACTTCCACTAGCACCAGTTACTCCAGCAGTTGCTCCAGCACCTTGACCAGCAGTTCCGTTTTGACCACCTCCACCACCGTTACCAGTTCCGTTGTATCCAGTTTCTGTTCCTCCACCACCGCCACCACCACCTGCAGCAACAATAATAGTTCCAGAAAATAATAATAAACTTCCAGCACCACCTCCACCACCAGTTCCAGAACATGGAGAGGTTCCAGCCTGACTTCCATTTCCTCCTGCTGCACCACTAGCACCAAGTCCTCCAGCACCTCCAGTTCCTATAACACATCCTTGTGTACCTAATTGTCCACCACCACCAACACTTATTGTATATGTTCCTGGATTTGTAATAAAAGTTGAAGTTGAATATGCACCACCTCCACCAAAACAATATGCTCCACCTCCTGTTCCGCCAGCAGCACCACCGCCTCCCCACATAAAAACTTCTATTTGACCTGGCATATCAGAAAAAAATGTTTGAGATGTTCCAGGGGTAGTATAGGTATGATATTTATATCCATCTCCTGGAATACTAATTACTCCACCAGTTGCATTATATTTTGTTAAATCTCTTAATGGATTAGAAACTAATCTACTCATTCCAGCACTTGTATAAAATCTTCTAATTCCTAACATTATGAGAACATCCTACCTGAAATTATTGCTTGACTGTCATCAACAGCAGCACCAAGTTGAACCCAACTACTTCCATCATAAACCTTTAATGCAGGAGGTGTGCTATTTGAATCGAGCCACATATCACCAGTTACTGGACTTTCGGGGGTAGAAGTAGAATAAGGTATTAACTTTTCATATTGAGTAGAAGCACTTGATTGGGTTAAGTAGGTAGTGCTAGCACTTGATTGGGTCAAATAAGTTGTAGATGCAGTTGCTGTTGTTAATCCTGCTGCTTGTGTAAGATAAGTTGAACTAGCATTTGATTGAGTAAGATATGTTGCACTAGCATTTGATTGTGTTAAATATACAGATTGAATAGTTGAATAAAAATTAGGATCATCATTCAATGCCGCCGACAATTCGTTAAGAGTGTCTAATGTTCCAGGTGCTGAGTCTGTTAAAAATGTTACTGCTCCTGCAGATGCTGTTTGAATAATTGTTGAATAATCAATGGCAGATATTTCACTGTCAGTATAAGATGCAGCGGCTGCACTTGCTGTAATGATAGTGCTTGTTAAATCTATGTTAGATAGTTCTTGGTCTGTGTAGGCTACGGCTGCTGCAGAGGCTGCTTGAATGGCAGGAGTTAAGTCGGGGGTAGCATTATCAGTATATTGTATTGCTTGTTGTATTATATTTACAGAGGCAGCATTAACTGCTGTTATTAGTTCACTATGAGTTGTTACAGTTGTATCTGCTGTAAAAATTTTTGATAATTCTCTTGAATTTGACATATTTTTTTTATTCCCCTACCTTTATTATAACTTACGATATTAAATATCTAATTATAACTATTCCACTACCGCCACTACCACCACTTCCGTTTCTTATTGCATTTCCTTCACTACCAGCACCACCGCCACCACCACCAGTATTTGCTGCTCCATCAGTTCCAGTAAAATCACTTCTGTTATTTCCACCAGCACCACCACCACCTAAACCACCAGTTGCCTTTGCTAAATTATTTGGATTACTTAAGTTGTATCCTTCTCCACCACCACCGCCTCCTGCGTAATAAGTGGCAGTTCCAGTTATTGAAGACTGTATACCAATTCCACCATTTCCAGCGGCACTATCGGTAGTTTGATTTCCAGTTCCTCCAACTCCTCCAGCACCACCTCCACCAGCACCATTTTGTGTATTACCTTGAGATGCTGGACCTCCATTATTTCCTTGTCCAGAAGTACCTACACCAACTCCACCAGAATACGCTTCTCCACCACCAGATCCTCCATTTCCATCTGTTGCTGTTGCATACCTACCACCTTTTCCTCCACCAATTGAAGTTAAAGAAAACGCAACAGAGTTTTGACCATTTGTTGGTGCAGAATATGGACTATTGCTTGCATCTCCAGTTCCTCCAGTTCCTCCAGCACCTATTGTTATTGTATAGGTTCCAGGACTAACAACTAAGTTTCCTTGTAATAAACCTCCTGCTCCACCACCTCCACCACCTGGAGATTGTCTAGCCCCACCTCCTCCACCTCCGCCTGCAACTACTAAATATTCCATATTTTTTGTTCCAGTTACTGTAAATGAAGAGGTGTTAGTAAATGTGTGTATTCTATAACCATTTGCTTCCGAAATAGTTCCACCGCTTGCTGAAAATCTTCCGAGTGATGGTTGCCTCCAAGAAGATGTTCCTAATACTGATAAAACTGGAGAACTTGCTGTTGTAGAATCAATCCAAATTTGTCCATTTGATCCACCTGTTGGAGAAGCACTATTAATGTAGATTCTATTATTTAATTCAGAAACTGCTGCTGCAGATGCAGTAATAATTGTATTTGTTAAATTAATATTTGATACTTGTTGATTTGTATATGCACTTGCAGAATTTACTGCTGCAGTTGATGCTGTAACAATTGTATTTGTTAAATCTATAGTTAATAATTCGGAATCTGTATATGCTGCTGCCGCTGCAGATGCTGTAATAATTGTTGATGTTAAGTCTATATTAGATAGTTCTTGATCAGTATATGCTACGGCTGCTGCAGAGGCTGCTTGAATAGCGGGAGTTAAATCTGGAGTAGCGTTATCAGTATAAATATTTGCAGAAGATAATGCTGCTGCACTTGCGTTATTAATTGTTGTAAGAACACTTGAAGCAAAACTTTGATCATCATTTAATGCTGCTGCTAATTCGTTAAGAGTATTTAATGCACCTGGTGCACCATCAATTAAATAGTTTACTGCTGCAGCACTTGCTGTTTGAATAGTTGAAGATAAATCAATAACTGCTAACTCTGAATCTGCATAAGCAGCAGCCGCAGCCGAAGCGGTATTGATAGCAATATTTAATCTA